CTTTGTATTAATGTCCTCTGGGTTAGACTTATCCAAAGGTAGTGTAGGCAGTTGTGCAATCAGGTTTGTACAGTTATCCATAATTACTAATCTAGGCTCTTGAGTGAAATCATCAAGCTGTAGCCTACGATGTATCTCATTCTTACCTGCTACACGTGAACCTGCACTACGATCTGCTGGCCTCCATCTACAGCCTTCCATGATCATTTGCTCAGCAAGTGAAGGACCAGTATCACCCCTACGATGCCAACAGGAAGAATCAAGAACACCATAACGGATCTGTCCATCATTACGTTCACAATCCATAACCATGTGGGCTAAGTCTTTGGCTAGTACTTTACTTACGTATAATTCACGATAAACGATCACTTGCTCTGCAGGAGATACAGCAAACCACAATACTGCTGAATATGAGCCGTATCCATAGTCACATGCCCTGAATTTAACCCAGTTACCGGGTATATGTTCGTGTTTAATGACATGTATACGACGATTAAACTCTGGAAATGCAGCACCTTCAGCCACATCCCAGTTACCTTCTAGCAATTGCTTACGTTGATGTTCAGGAAGTGACAAAAGCATAGTCTCATAGTCACCGCCTTCAGCAAGATAGGGGTTATCGGACAACATAGCAGGTATAAACCTGCGCTTAAACAGAGGTTGACCTTCTTTACTGTGACCTTTTGGGTACGAAAGTGTGTCACCTGTGTCTATGTCTGTAGCCCAGAACGCCCTACCAGCAGGACTAGGGTCAATAAACATCTTTTTAACCCACACATGACCAGGACCACCGGGGTTTGTAGTGGCTCTCATGTAGGTAGGGAGATCTGGTGCGGTACTCCGCAAGCGAGAACGCATGTAATTCCATGCAAATGGAGTTGACCACTGCGTCAATTCATCAAAACCTACCCAACTGAATGAGAGTCCCTGATACCTCAGTACATCTTCGTCACGATCCAAGTAAGAAAACCATAGTCTTGCTCCACTTGGTGCCTGCCACTGCATCTTTCTCTCGGACCATTTGATCCCAGGATAGATTCTTGGGTACAACTCCTGACTTTTCCAAATCAGTTCCCGTAATTCTTCTGTTGTATGTCGTAGTAACAGCCCACTAAACTGTGGATGTCCCATATATCGCATGGGATCTGCTAGCATGGCAAAACTATTGTGTGTTACTACATAGTTGTCTGTTATATACAGTTGTTCTTCTGAATCAATAGTTATACATTGTGCATAAAACTTGCCTGTTTTTTCAATACTAAGTATTTTATTATTGATAGTCTTAGTATGGCACCTTTGTTTTTTTCTTGCTAAACGAAATAAAGAACTACTATCTGGGTGTCGTATGTATAACGTATGCCCTTTAAAGACTTTAGCAGTACCTCCGACACTTCTTATTAACTCAGCTACAGAAGAAAGTAAAAAAGGAGACATACTGGTGTAGTTAACTTTGCCATCCACAGAAACATAGCCATCTGTGTCTAGTAAACCTTGAAGTAAAGATAGCCGTTGCTGTATGCTTCCTTTCATGTATATATCAGGTATAAACTTAGTATACGAATTTGTTCCTATTAAATTTAAACTTCTAAGTATACTAGCTATGCCACGTATGCCGTATGTGTATTTACTCGCTCTTTTAGTAACTTCAACATATTTAGCAAGCTCAACAGCAGACTCTATATCTGCAGTTGTAATACTAATAGAGCGTGTTGTTATAGAGCCATCACCCAGTAAAAAACCTAAAACATAAGGGTCTAAAGGAAGATCTTGCTCATGTTGTTCTGTAACACCCAGGGGTATTACGTGTGTTCTTTTACTTTTTAATATTTCTAAAGTAGTTCTTGGCTTCCATCTAACTGCACCATCTCGTATTGGTTTAGACATCCACAGATGATCTCCAGTGCATTCTACTTTAGACCCGTCTTGAAATGTCACAGTGTATATGTCTTGTATACCCTGCGGGTGTAGGTGCGTAATTTTTGCAGTTTTTCCATTTGGAGTACATACAAAATCACCGACATGCAAATCGCCCATGCACTTCCACCCAAACGGCGTAGCTACTTTTGCATAAAGGGGCTGTGCTTTACCACCTCCTGCTGCCCCTCCATACAATACTTCACGTTCACTTGCAGCTAAAAATGAAGATTGAGGTCCTGCATTGGGCTTAAATACAACATTATTGTCTTTTGCTATCTGCTCAATCTGTGCCTTTTGTCTTTGTACTGTCTCTTCCTGTTCCTGACTTGAAGTCTGGATCGAGATGTCTGGCACTTTCAACGATCTCTTTTGCGATGTTGTAGACTTTTGTACCTTTTTTGTCTTCGTACTTTTCCGCAAGCTCAAGGGCTTTTTTGTACCTTCTGGCCCATGACCTAAGTATGCTAACTTTGGCGCTTCTTTGTCGCTCATTCTTTACACGATGTAATAAACCAACATGACTAATGTACCTTCCTGTAACCTTTGTTAACCATGCAGCTACATTACGAGAAGCGTATTGCTTTAAATACTTTTTAGCTTTCTCTAATGCTTCTAGTTCATGGGGTATGGGTATTAATAACAGCTTAGATTCTTCAGAAAACTTGTACCCAAATGGGGGCTTAACTAATGTTACTGTTACTGGTATGGGTACGTATTCCCCCGTTGCAGCTGCATCTTTCGGTTGAGGCAATAGCCACTTGCCTGCTGCCTTTCTTAATGGCAATACACTGTGTCCCATAGTTACTCGTCATCTTGAGAAGTATCTTTGGGGGGTAGAATCATTAACCCATTATTCGTCTCAATCTGCATCTTCTCTGTCTTAGCTAAACCTACACGATCTAGCAAGTCTTTAGCTGCATTGAGTTTGTCTCTGATGCCTAACTCTGTAGGATCTACCATGCCATCTACAAGTGACATAGCTGCACGTGGGGCATTACGTGCCATAAAGATCTGAGTTGCCTCTAAAATCTCTTCTTTAAGCCCTTTAATAATATCACGAGTGTAATACGTAGGGGAGTAACCCGCTAATATTTTAGCACGATTAACATCTCCCCCTGCCTCATCGAATAAGACATCTAGGAATTTTTGTTGTAGTTCAGATAATTGTCTAGCCATTATGTTTTCCTGTAAGGTCGAACCTTCTTAGCAATAGCCTTAGGTTGGCTCACAAACTGCTTTCCTTGCTTTGTTCCTTCACGTTTAGCTTTAGAGGTAGCTGCATATTCTGCTGGTGATAGAGCCTCTATAGCTTTCTTGGGTAAGTACCGTTCTCCTGTAGCCTGTGAACCTTGTGTAGATGGTTTACCTGACTTTGTACCCCACTCTTGCTTTGTCCACTTACTAAGGCTTTTCTGTGCCTTAGTCTTTTCACCTGTATACCCACCACCCTTATCTTTATAGATTTTACCTGCTAGTTGCATTGCTCTTGCCGAGTGCTTTCCGCCCATCTTGGCTTTAGCTTCAGCCTTAGCCTTTTCCCATAATTTTTCGTTAGTACGTCCCATTATGATATCTGTGTAGGATTAAAGTATTCATCGACACGCAGCAACAGTGAAACACTAGAAGCTGCACTGGCTAATGCCCTTAGTTTATCCCCCTGCCCTAAAAATAATAAGTTCTCTATTTGCAGTAGGCTATTGCCATCTAACTCAACTGCCTCTGCAATGGTATGCCATGTTGCAGTTGTAGACTCATACCAATCCAATGAGAAGGTACGTAAGGCAGATACTGTATTAGAGACACATATACTAATGACATCTGTCTTATAGTTAGCAGGTACGGTATACACATCTGCATTAGAAGTTCCTAATACAGTGGCTACAGTCCTTGTCTTAGATGTCTGTGTCGTGTTCATTAAGCTAAATCATAAAAAGACATAGATCCATATACAGATCCACCGGAACCTGACATAGTTCTTACTGCCAATGTATATACATCACTTGTACCTGCAATACTTACACCAAGCTGCAAATCAAAGTTATATCCTGTAGGAGCACTTAAATTACCGGAACTCTGATTAGTAGAAGCTACAAAATCTGACTGTACGACAGTACCTCCAGATAACGCAGTGGCTGTTATATCGTAATCAACATGAGCAAAATCTGTTGTATTGTACGAAGCACCTGTCAATGTAGCATTCTTAATTAAGGCAACTTCAAATACATCTGAGGTTGTAGGTATAACGGATACTCTGTTGGGAAGAACAATAGCACCCAGTGTATCACTAGCAAGACGTATAGAAATAAGGGGCAAGAATGTAGTTGTTATTGACCCAAGTGATGTAGTTCTCCGTATAACACTATCTGCTGCAACTTGCTCATAACCACCTTCAGACATCACGGTAGAGCATATTTGTTTTAAACTAGAGGATGAAGCAGTTACAGATGTATTTGTTATTTCATATCTAACGGGCAATGTAGCTGTAGTCATATAGACTGCGCTATAAATGTTAGCGTTATGGAATGTGTGAGCTACAATAAACTTACCTTCAATCACAAAGCCACAACGTACACTACCTACACCCAACCACTCAATATCAATAAAAAGAATTTGAGACTTGGTAAGATCTATCGTATATCCACTCTTACCTGTACCGTCTAATTTATCCCCATTCCAATTAGCTTGTGTTACTTCCCTAGAATTATCTACTGAACCACTTGTATAACTCCTTAGCACAAATGAAACAGTCGAATCATTCTGCTGCAAGTATATACC